TTATCACAAGCTAAAAATTAAGCACGTTTGAAGTCAAAATGTACAAATTTAAAAACACCAATTTTTAAATAATAAAATCAGTTTATTATGTATCTGTAATATTGTTTATTTCCGAAATGATATATATTTTTCCGAAACCACAAAAGTTACAGGGTTGTAATAATGCCATAAAATATGAATAAAGACATCCGGATGTTTCAAATACCTATCATGCCAATATGGAAGAAGTTGCGGAACTTCTAGATTAAGGCAGAGTTTCAGGGAATGGGTCGTCTGTTATCCAGCTAATAACAGGCATACGCATATAATCAAGATCGGCTGTTGGCACTTTATCCCTGAACCTTAATTCAATATAAGCTCTATCTCCTATACTAGCAACATACACAGTAGCAATTTCATCCCCGTCATCGCTATAAAATGGAAGCATAATAGGTGTGCGTGTACGGAAGCCGACTGGTATTCTTGGAGGGGGTAAAATATCCATTCGCTTGGCGTGATTTTTCCTCGTGAATTTAGGATTACTGCTCCCGTAAAAAGAAATAGTGTCCCAACGCCCCGCATAGAAAGAACACTCAACTCTGTTATTCACTCGTCTTAAATGAATAGCCCCTTCTTTAATATTTACAGAAATGTTAGATAGTCTTCTAATACCTGTATCACCCGATATAACAGTCCACTGTCCATTTTGCTTTTGCCATAGGTATGCTCCAACGCCTGCACCGTTTGTTGAATTGTAGAAAGTTCCGTTTGGCTCATTACCTGTAATCTTGCCGCCTGTGGTTTCTGGCTTATCAGGCCGACCATTTCCAGTGATTATTGTTGAATCACTAGATTGGCCACCGCCACTACCCTCTGGAATTTTCTTCTCGATTCGCTTAATTTCAGTTCCCATGAATTCAGCGAATTCTGATATATTCGCTTGAAATGTCATTATTTATTGTAACCTCTAGTGTAAGCTTCTTTTAAATTCAATCCGTCAAGCACAGTAAACTTCCCAACAAGCAGTGCTAAAGATTGATTTGTTTGGGTGAGCTTTTGAACCAATTTATTTAAGCCATCTTCACCTGTTTGAATGTTTTTCAACATATCGCCAAGTTCTTTGATTGTGTCAATGCTTGCATCAACTTGTCCGCCTAAAAGCTCATTTTTAACATCAGCTTTTGCCTGTGTTAAAAGCTCAAGTATTTTCTTAGCGGAGAGTGTAGAACTATCTCCTGTTGCACTATCGTTGATACCTGCACTACTGCTCGATAACGCTGTAATAGATTGTTTTAACTCATTGATTGCACCAACAATCGATCCTTTCTCGTTTGTTGTTAGGGTTGACAATAAACCGATAAGTTTAATGATTTCCTTATCTTTAAGCCCAACAAATTCTGCGAATTCGGTTAAAATCTGAGAAAAGTCTGGTCTTGCCATGTTATAAAGCTCCTATATTGTAAAAAGTTTTTAATTCTTCAAGGGTTGGTATTTTGGGTTTATCGCCAATTTCTTTTATTAGCCGGACTTTTACTTTGATTTTTGGCTTTGTCCGCTTAACCAGCTTAATGATCACTCAGCCTCCGTCACGTCGTGAATAAGTGTAAAACCACCACCAGCAAGCGTTTGAACCAAGCCTTGCTGACTAGTGCATTGTAAATCCCAAGTAGCAAATTCCCATTTCACTCCTTGCGTCTTATCATGTGAGATAGTCACGGTCACAATATTTTGATTAACAGTTATCTCACCTGTTTCAGTTGATAATTTAATCAATTCACCTTTCTTTGGTTTGATCCACATATCAAAACGAGAGCCAGTTAAATCTGATTGAGATTCATCATCTTCTAGCAGTTCGAAAGACCATCCATCATCGTCGCCACGAACTATATCCAGATCAATGTTTTCCATATTCTCTCCCATAAAAAACCGCACTAAGATTACTCAAAGTGCGGTCGTGATTGTTTTGGATTTCTACTCTTTTACTTTACCACCAGCGAACATATAAGGGTTGACGTAACCAATATATGTTTCAGGTGTAAAATCTTCTGGTTGGGCCTTAACTAATTCATTTAATGCCCATTCATAAGGGATTTTTTCCCACCCTGGCACAGCTTGGATAGTGAAAGTATTTACAGATAAGGATTCTTTCCCTTCATCCTTTTTAGCTTTTGATACATACGATGCAATAGTGACAAAAGTACTATTATTGACATAGTCAACTTGTAAACCTGTTACTGCATGATGTTCTGACATTGCACCAGTACGAACATCTTCGATTTGTTTTGTGATGTATTTCATTTTTACTCCTATAATTGAGTCATTGTAGTTGTGTTTGATACTGCGTATGCAGTGATGCAGAGTTTTGCTGGATTTTTATTGCCGTGACCAATATTAAAAAGCTCTGGAGGAATTTTACTATCTGTATAAAAGTAGTAATATTCATGAGATTGGTTAGCCTCTACCGTGAATGTGTTATGGGAATTAACGATAAAGAATATCCGCTTAACTGGTGATGGTGCTATTCTTATTCTTGATTGATAAGAACTCCCGACCTGATAAACATTCGCCACAAACACCTCACATAGATTTCCGCCAACCAACTGATTAACTTCAAGCGTTCCTGTGAATTTACCAGTTACCCCTTCGAGCCTTGCAGCTTTGATTACGCCACCTTCTATGGTTGAGCCTTTTACAGTACCACCACTAACAGTTGTACCATTAACTGTTCCACCATTGATTGTTGCACCATTAACGGTGTTACCAGTAATGACACCACCAATTATTCTTGGTGCTCTAATCTCCTGATTAGCTTGGATATGGTCGCCACGGATTGTATTGGCAATAATACTTCCCCCATGCACTTCGGTTAGGCCAGCATTATTCCATGGACTAGGCTGTGTAGCATATTCAGTACACTCTTCAAGCATTGGCCGAGCTACAAACATCCACGCTCCATTAGGATTAGCTCCGTTACCATCATAGAAGAAGAAAAATACGTCAACACTAACTCCATTTGGTGGGATTTTAAATTTTATAAACGCTCTTTTGGCGTTATTAATCCCTCTAAAACCATAACCCGAACTAACCTCATCAGTTTTATGTAATAGCCATTCACCATTCTTGCCGCGGACATCAATATAAATCTCAACCTTTGAACAACTATGATTTCCCATATAGGCAGAGACCATATACCATTTATCTGCAGACACTGGCACATTCTGATAGATACCGCACCTTGTATTTGGATTACCGGTTATCTTATTGTGCCACCTTAAAACATTCTCGTTTTTAAGATATCCACCTTTACCTAATCCATAATCCTCATCCTGTCTGCAGATTCGCTCACCACGTTTATCTCCAGGTATGTTAGCCTCGAAAGCAGTCCAACCATCTGGAACACCGTTTGTTGGATTTGCAAAAATAGGATTGTAAAATAGGTTCGCACCTGAACCAGATGATAACTTATCCCTCGTCACAGACCCAGCTACAACCAAATCACCACGAATACCGACTTGACCATCAGCTACACTAAATACAGGTTTGACATTGCCATCATTAGCATTAGCAACAATTCCAAATTTATCAGCCATAACAATGACTGAACTTTCTTCATGGTTTGCACCGAGAGCGATCCCAGCAACAGCAGTCCGTCCACCAGCAATAGCTTGTGTTTTGATTGTGTGCATTGAGCTAACTTTGCCATTAAGTTCGGCAACAACACTACTCGCCTGCGATACTGTTGATTCAGCATTGCCAACTTTAGCGGTTAATGCTTTAATTTGTTGTGCATTTGCTTTATCACTTTGCGCTTGAGCCTCTCTTACTGCAGTAATACCCGATAAAGCTGATTCAGCCTTCGCTGTCACAGTTTTGATGGTTTCTGCTTGTGCTTGGTCTGCTTTTTCAAGATTTTTAATTGCGGTTCCTGATGATTGAGCTTGTGCGGCTATTTGAGCCAATGCACCTGCAACAGCAGTTTGTCTTGTTTTAGCTTCTTCTCCAACTGCATTATTAATATCGGCTTTAATGGAGTTGATGAGCTCTTGGCCAAGTTGTGACTTGGTGATTTTCCCTTCTAGCGCATTTAACAAGTTATCTGGGTTATGGTCTGCTTCGCCAAATACCGCCTCGGTAAATTCGCCTTTGTTACCTTGTTTATCTACTCCTCGTAAATAAAAGTAATAGCCTGTTGATAAAGGCACACCATTGATAACATAGTTACTTTGAGGATATGGCAGTGTTGCCACTTTCACTGCAGAGCTTATGTCATTTGTATTGCTACGCCAAATCTCAGTACTAAACCCAGGTGTAAATGTCTTAGGTAAATCCCAATCAAGCTCAATAGCAAACAACAAGGATTTAGTAACAAATCTAGGAATATTGAGATTAATCTCAAATGAGCGTGTTACAGGATCTGACAATTGGCCACTTTGGTTTTTAGCTCTGATTTCTGCGGTATAACTTCCGTCAGGCAATCCTTCAAATGATATTTCTGGATTTTTTAAGTTTAGATATGTTTTAAAAACCTTTCCGTTGCGATATAACCGCACTTCATAGGTTAATAACGTATCTGTTGTGGGTACTGACCAAGTTAGTTTTATACCATCAGCACTATAAACTACATCAGCATTAGTTACTTTTGTTAGTCCATTGTGCATTGTTGATACAACAGGCACAAAACTTGCACTACCATCAACAATCGCTTCTTTTTGCGGTTCGTGTTGTAGTGCGGTTATGGTATAACTTCCGTCATCGTTTTCAGTAATACCGAGTGCGCGGTAAAGCTGAGTAGATACTTGCGGTGTTTTTAATACCCAATCATCCATTACATTCAAACCAACAGGATTGGTTTCTAATGTAACAACCGATTTATTTGTATTATCTGCATTGATGATTTTGATTTTCACCAACTGCATTTCATCATTGAGATAACTTAAATAGCTATTACCAGTAATTTCTACAGGTTGATCAAGCGTTACTGTCTTTCCATTTATCGCTACAACGCGTCCACCAAGTGTTTTCCCCGCAAAATCATTATCAGCAATTTCAATGATGTCGCCTGGCAAATGCAATAACCCTTGACGACCTACTACAAAGGTAATAGTGCATTGTTCAAGACGAGATGTTTCTAATACCCATTTTCCGTATCGGTGAGCTTGCCCACGACTTGTACAGCCATAAGCTGTAATTTTCTTAACATTGTAGCCATAGCGAGCAATCATTAAATCATCTGCAACGTACTCAATCGCCTTTTGATAGAAGTTACGTTCATCGGCATATTCAACTTCCACTGCAGTGAAAATTGTCTTTCCTGCTGCGAATTGGCGAGAGAATTTACCATCAACTACATTTGATTGCGTATATAAACAAACTGGATCTGATGTTCTGTCTTGGATAGCTGAAAACTGCGTTCCATTCCACACTGCAATAGAGCGGAAAACAGATGCCATGTCTGATAGCACGTTATAGGCATCACGCTGTTCTGTAATCCATAGATTAGATACCATTCGTGGTTCTTTACCGCCATATCCATCATCGACTAATTCGTCGCAGTATTTTGCTATTTGATAAAGCTGAAACTTATCTAATCCGTATTCCCCAATTCGTTTACCTAATCCAGCTAATGAATTTGTGACTAAGTCATAAAAAATCCATGCGGGGTTATCCGTCCACTCTTCTTTCCAGTCACCGCGCCAAATACCCGGTGCATACGTTCTTGTTTCAGGATTATATGTACTTGGCACTTTCACCAATCGGCCATAAAGCAATAGATTTACATTAGGGAAATTTGGGTTATAGCGTGAATCCGTTTTAATGCCAATTAATGCCATGTTTGGGTATGACAGTTTGGTATCAATGATTTCTGTATAGCTGACCCAGTGAGTGCCATTCTGTAACCGCTGTGATTTACTATCGGCCGTTAATCTTTTGACTGTAATGGTAAATGGTTTAGGCGGTAAATTATCAATGATATAACTGCGATAAAAACGAGATGATGATTTACCACTAATATTTTTTACTGCTCTGGGGAGTCCATTGATTAAGATTTCAAGTGATACAGATGTTCCCTCTGTATCACCATTATCATTTTGAGAAAATAACGCACTTACACCACATGTGATTCTGAGACGTGTCACATCAGGATCAATGACAGTTCTTGTTACAGGGGTAACATTTTTAATTTCAGCGCCAACTGATACTTCACGCTCTGACATTTCAAAGCCTTGTAGCGGCATTTGATCCTGCGTGCCGAGTGTATATGCTATCTCTGTGTTTTTGAAATTGAAACTTGACTCATCATTATCATCAACACCGTTTGCATTTTGGATTGGCGTATTGTCAAAGTAAGTTGATTTCCATTTATTGGCTGGACCTTTAATTGGACCAAGAGATATTAAACCAATAGCACGTAATCGTTGTGATGAACGAAGGCTATCAGGTGTTTCATGTGGTGTGCGCGCTGAACCTTGGCTTTTACCGCCCATAAGTACCTCTTTAAAAAGAAAACCGCCTATAAGCAGTGCCTATAAACGGTTAAATTTATTAATGATATTACCTGATTTACTACCTAAACATCGTCAAAGGTTTCAATCCCTTGAGACACCAGTACAAGACTGGTCATCATCTTGCCGTACAATAACGGAATAGGTCTCCCTTGTGGAGTTAAATTGCGAAGATTGCTAAATGATGTACTTTGTTTCTTTTCGCCTTCATCAATTTTAGTATTCATATCTGGCGGTCTAGAAAGCAATGTTATTGCGCCACCCAATGCCATAGCTGCACCAGAAATACCAAACATTAATGCAGTACCATATCCTACGCCATAATATTGGTAACTAATAATACTCGCTGCAATAATTACAATGCCGGCAACAATTTGAAATATTCCCGCACCATTTTTACCAGAGCCGGCAATCACTGGCGTGAAATGCACCGTACAATCATTTTCCAATGGAATAATAGGCGTTGTTTTTAATTGTTCTTCTGATAAATATTTACTGCCAATACGAACTTTATAATAGCCATTTCTCAAATGCTCACGTAATCCACTAATTTGAGATAACAGTCCACTCATCAATTCTCTGAAATTACTTACTTCAAGTTCAATCGGCTCACGGCCAAATCGTTTAAGATCGCCATAAAATTTAATTTTTGCCATTCTGAATATCTCCAAATTGAATGAGTGGAATTAAGCCAAAAACCATCATAAGGTACACGTGCAGAGAGCCGACTTTCACTATGATGAATCATCATCTGATCACCTAGATACACTCCCGCGTGATTAGCTACATTTGCACCGACTTTAATTAAAATCACATCGCCAAGCTGCGGTTCTTCATCAAAAGGAATTTTTTCAAATCCACAACGAGCCAAGCCTTCTTCATATAAATTGGAATGCTCAAACCATTCAAATTCGTAAGTGGATTGATCGGGCAATTCAATACCGGCCAACATATAACAATCAAGAATGATATTTCGGCAATCTTGTTTATTGTTTTCAAATTGGCGACCAATCAGCGGTGAAATAGAACGGAACTGTTTAATGTCGTCATCCACCACCAGCCAAAAATCTAACTGTGTTCTAACCTGACATTCTCTGTCAGCAATGGATAAATATGGCAATCCTTTTTCAAAAACAGAATCAGGGTGAGAGTGCACCAACGCTACAATGTCACCACGTTCTTCAGCAAGAATAAAATCATCTGCCGATATTTCAAAAAAATTAACTGGATCGTGTGAGATATTTTCGCAAGGGATGTAAGAAAAACCGTCTTTAAATACAACAAAGCCACAACATTCTCGCGGCGCTGTACTTTTAGCGTGTGACAGTATCTCTTTTTTTAATTTATCCGGAATAATCATGATCAATTCCCATACTGAGTTGTACTTGGGAAACCGCCAAACGGTAACACGGCATTCTCGCCAAATCTCAATTTACAACCACGGATACAATGCGAACATTTGTCTTTATTACGGTCGTTCGTTGGTTTATCAAATTCATCGGCAACAGGTCCACCTGTATAACCGCATTGTGGCGAACGATATTGCCAAATACAAACATCAGATGTAATCATTAAGAGCGGTATTTTTGCATTATCCGTTTCTGCAGGTGATGCCAGTTCAAAAGTAGCTTGTTTATCATCAAGGCTTTTTAATTGCTCAATGATGTAATAACTCACTGCTTCTTGTGTAGGATCTGCCTGCGCGTTTTTGCTATCTTCAAAGTTGCGAGCATCAAGAAACTGCGCATAAACCAATCTACGAGTAACTTTACCACCAACGCCTTGTCCTAAATTAACCGCAATGCCAGTAATGATGCCATATAGGTTAGATACCGTTAATGTCGGATGAGAACTTGGGCCTTGCCCACTAATTTCAAATCCATCTGCTTTAATTGGATAGGCTTGATACTCATTCCCCTGCCACCAAATATTGGTTCGCCCTTGGTTTAAACCGTTGTGAAATCGGTATAATTCACCTGCAGTATTAGAACCGTTAGTCGGAGTAATATGGCGTAAATCAATATCCCACAATTCAATAAGCGCACCTTGCTCTAATTCAGGCAAAAGTGCGGTCATTTTCTTAGGTAAATTTTTAGGCATTTACACTACCTCTTCGAATTCACAATTAAAGGTTGTGTGAGTCAATCCAATTTGGCGAGGGAACTTAACACAAACAACTTTAACTAATTCCCCATTTAGTGCGACGTCTTTAAAATAAAAAGCACGGACTCCACCGTGCTCTTTCATAAATTGACGAAATTCTGCTGATTGGCTATTTTTCACCTTATAGGTGACGGAATATTTTCTCAAAAGAGCATTAATTCCATCTTCCATTCGTTGCTGATAGCCATTTCCAAAATTAAGCACTTTCCGCTTTGGCTCTTCTTCAACCGTATAACCAGGCTGCGGGCACCAAGGCAATGTTTTTAAAGCCATATCATCTCCTTATCCAAGCATTCCACCTGGACGACGTTGTTTTCTTAACACTTCAAGTACATTTGCTTGGATTGCTAGTGCAAGCTCTTTGCCTTGTTCGGCTTTTTGCTCAGCAGTAACACTTTCATTTCCGTTTTTATCAATATTTATTGTTATTGATACTTCGTTATTAGTTGATGCTCCACCACCGCTAAACAATCCGTCATAACTATCAGATTTGCCACCAACATGACCGCCATTTGCAAATTTAGGGAATCTGCGTTGGTTTAAGGCATTCATAAATCCAACACCATAATGATCAACCGTGCGGGATGTCATAACAAATTCATTGTTAGATAATCGAGCCAGGATGGAATCGCTTGTTCCTGTTCCTTCTCCGACAACATGACCACCTTTAGCAAAGCCTACGCTAGTGATTTGAGAGATAACATTAGCACCAGCCGCTGCAACCGCTGCCATATTTGCAAATTTTTGAGCAGGAGTAAGTGCGGTTGTATCAGCCATCGCTTGTGCGACCGCTTGAGATAGTTTTACCGTAGCTTCTGCAATAGCGAACGCTTTTGATACTGCAAACATTGCTTTATAAGCTGCAGACTGCTTACCTGCTGATTGTTCAACGACTGATGTTAAAGTTCCAAACGCACTACCAAGATCATTTAATCCATTAGCATAAAGCCCCATTTGTTCTTGGAACTGGCTATTTCTGTATTTTTCAATGATTTGCTGTTTGCGTTGTTGGAATTCTTCTTCCGTGATTAACTTTTGATCGTTAAATGCTTGGAGCTGAGCAAGCTCTTGCGTTTGTTGATTAATTAGCTCTTGTTGCGGATCATAAAGTGCGCGTAATTGATCTAATGGATTGACCGCACTTTGAGATCTGTTTTGAGCATAATCAAACTTCAATTGCAATTCAGCAGTATTAGCTTCACCACCTGTAAGCTGTCCTGCTTTTTTAAGCTCTTCAACTATCGCTAACTCATCATTTAAGTTCGCACGCAATAATTTCTCAGGCGCATACTTCCCTGCAAGCTCTAACCGTTGACGAGCAAACCGCTCAGTGATAGCTGTTTTTGCTGTTTCATATTCTTGATGAGATACAACACCTTTTTTGTTGTGCTCTTCCAAGCGTTGGAACATTCTTGTTTGTTCCAAGTCAATCTCAGCAAGACTAGAACTACTTTTCTTACGAATTTCATCATAGAAACTTAACCAGCTATCTCGAGCATTCTCACCAGATGATTTCGATTTACCACCACCTGATTTGCTGTGACTTTCTTTGATTTGAGTTTCAATTGTTGTCACTTTGGTTTCATCGGAAAACATTTTTTCCAATGTTGCTTTACCGGCTAAAATCTTGTTTAGTGTTTCAAGCGATAACCCGACAGCTTTATCTGCCGCATTAGCTGCAGTGATTGTACCTGTAGCAATACCAATCAATACTTCGTTGTATTCAGCGCCTTCCTTTCCAAGCAATTCATAAAGACCAGCCAACACATAAGCAGATTTAGCCTGACCTTGTTGTTTGAGTTTTGCAACTTCAAGCCTTTGAGCAAGAGACGTAGATTTCTCTTTCAGCTTCTCCATCGCATCTTTTAAATCTAACGTCTTATCTGCCGCTTTATTTGCACTATTAGCCGTATCATTAAAGCTTTTCGGCAAGCTAGCTATAATGTTATCTGCAGTTTCGGCTGATACACCAAGCAACTTGAATTTCTGCCGCACTTCATCGACATTTTTACCTGCTCGAAGCATCTTCTCGCCAAGTGGAGAAAGCATTTTTTCAAGAGCTTGTTTAGCTTTATCAGCATTCTCTGTCATCGTGCCGATTTGAGCATTTACTTTTTCAATTTCAGCTTCTGTTTGGGCATTAACGACTGTGAAACCATCAAAATCGCCATTAATGTTTTTTGATTTCACACCGGCTTTTAATTTTTCAATCTCAGCGTAATATTTTTCTATATCCTCAAGCTGTTTTGTAATTTTAAGAGATAATGCCGCTTCGGTGATTTGATCATAAGATTCGGCTAAAGCTTGGTTAGCAACAGATGTATCTAATGCCCATTGTCTAGCTTCTGCCGCTTGTGAACTGAAAAATAACAATGATGTAGCAGCAATACCAATCACACCAGCTGGGCCACCAAGTAAAGCCATTACACTTTGCAAACCTTTTGCCGCCATCGTTGCAAGATTAGTTGCTGTAGCAAGGTTTCGTTTTGCTGTAGCTTCTGCTTCTGCAAGTGCAATAATTTGAGCTGACTGCACTTTCATTCTTTCACGCAATGCAAATCGAGTTTGTTCAGATTGAGCAAGCTGTAATTGAGCTGTCAAACTAGACATTTCAAGTTGTGCGGCAACTCGCATTGCTGTTACTCTTTCATAAATGCTTTTTGCTTCCGCTGTATGGGCTAAAGCATTTTTTGCGCTGATAATGCCTGATTTTGCTAACTCTGCACTGTATTGGCTAATTCTACCAACGGCTAAGGCACCAGTTAAAACAACCGCTGCAGTGATTAATTGATCAAGATTTTTCGAAACAAAATCTACACTCTCGCCAAGTTTTTGTGTGATGCCATAAGTGCGGTCAGCTTCACCAGCATATTTAATAAATGATGTTTCGAGATTGGTGTATGACATCGAAAGTGTTTTTACACGTTTCTCGAAATCACTATCCACAGATGATTTTGCTTTTTCAAGTGCAGTTATCACTTTGTTGATAGATAACTCACCATTCTTACCCATATCTTTAAGTGCGCCAACGCTAACACCTAAACCATCTGCAATAGCTTGTGCTAAAGCCGGTGTTTGTTCCATCACAGAATTAAGTTCAGCACCGCGCAACTCACCACTAGCCAATGCTTGACCGAACTGCATTAATGCCGCTTCTGATGAAGCTTGTGCGGCACCTGATAAAGCGACTGCCTTTGATACAGTTTCTGTTAGTTCTACGACTTTTTGCTGACTAATATTTAAAGTATCAGCATTTTTTGCAAAACGTTGATAGATTTGAGCGGTGGCGCCAACAGCTTGATTGGTTCGAGATGATATATCAAACACGCTTTCTGTAGCCTGAGCCATTTCTGTCTGACTATGAGTCACCAGTCTAATACGGTTCTGTAGCTCAGTGTAGCTATCCATCATTGCAATAGCTTGCTTTGACAAATCTTGCGCTCTACCTAAATTATCAAGGCGAAAACTCCATTTGGCAGCTTTCTCAATATTATTTAAATATTGTGTTGTGCGTTCTGAGAACTGACGTGCTTTTTCTTGAGCGCGAGAAAAATTAGCTTCAAATTGTCTAGTAAATTTTCGGGCCAGATACTCCGACTTACTCAATCCATCCTGAAATTGGACTGTATCGAGACTTAACCCAATATACAAACTACCGAGTGATGACATATTTTCTCCAGAAATAAAAAAAGCCCGCATATTGCGAGCTTTCTATACAAACACTAACTATTTAATGATGACGTACTTAACTTCGTTTTCTTTTTCAATTTGCTGTAGCACTTCATTTTCAGTTTTCTTCATAAAGAAAAACATAGCTACTTTTGCAAAAACAAAAAAGGTAATGTAAGCCAGAGAAACACCAAGTAAAATTTTTGTGGTTATGCCTGTTACAGCCAAGATAAAAATAATAGGTAACACAAAGAATAAAGCGAAAAACGCAATAGCCTCTTTACCCAACCAATGGATAAGTTTAATTTCATCTTTAAACATAACCCCTCCTTATTTACTTACCTATACTGTACAAAATACATTCATTTTAATCAATAGGGAGTAGCTAATTTTTTCAACTTTTTCACTAAACAATCAACGATTTAACAAATAAGACTCTACGCCATCATCTTCTTTATCTTCTGATGCCTTATTTTCATTGAAAAATGGCATTAAATCGTTCAATGTTGTGGCTTTCTGTTTTGGATCTTTATGAATTAGCGCTAACAAATGAGCAATCTGTGCTGTGCGATAATCATCTCTCCACAAACCAAATGGCTGCTCTTGATAAAACAGCATATATTCCTGAAGATGTTTTTCAGGCATTTGTTCGATTTCTTCTAACGTTTTGCCCAACGCAAGCGATAAAGTTATTTGGAACTTGCGTCGGTCATTAAGTTTTTTGGTTCATCGCCCATCAATGCTCGACTTAATTCTTCAGAAACTTCATTATCTAGGCTTGATAATGCTTTCAAATCATCTTCATTTTCAAAGTCAAACAATAGATTACCATCTTTGTCACATAAGCGGAGGGCTAGATTTCGGGCTAAACGATATGGATCGTAAACTTTTCCTAATTGCTTGCCTAATTCATCAGGATCATCATAATCAAGCTCAATACCTTGTGCTTTTGCAATATCACACAATAGTTTGTGCTGGCCAAACAATCCACGGTTCACATCACCGACACTTAATGCTCTTACATAGTACTTTTCGCCAAGAATTTCAATTTCGGTTACTTTAGGTTTATGCTGCAACAATTTGTTTCTCAAATCCATTGTATTTACCCTCTTTTATGGTTAAAATTTACTCGCAGGTAAACTTCTCCTGCATTAAAGGTTAATCAAATAATTAAAGCCAAGAGCCGATCACTCTTGGCTTTTTTTTATTATTAAGCTACAGGTAAATGGTACTCCTGTTTTGTATGCTTAATAGTCGCACCGCTTTCAAATTTACCCATAGTTTCACCGGAGTAACCATTGCCAGATTTGAAATAACCAGTGCCATACATCGTGCCTTGA